GAAAGGCCGACATCGTTGGAAGTGACATCGGCAGAACGGATGGGTTGTTCCACTTGACGGGTTCCGAGTTTTTCGAGAATTGCAGCACGAGCTTCGTCAATAGAGTTGTCTCCATCGATCAGTTCTTGTGCCAGGTCTGCCATGCGGTGCTGAGCACCCAGGGCGTTGATGGCGGCAACGCGGTCTTTTTCAGCCTTTTTGGCCTCCGACCGGATCACCTCCAGGTTGGGAGTTTGTTCTTCCATCGCAGGAGCGGGTGTAGATGCGGTGGTGACCGCTGAACGAGTTTCCTGTTTCTCAACAGGAGCTTCGTTTGTAATAGTAGTGTCTTCCGCTTGTGAAGATTCAGGCATAGCAGGCTCCTCGGAAAGAAGTGAACGACCGATTCCAATTGTGGGGTCAGCTGGAATCGAAACCAAGCTCAATTCGTGAGGGGTCCAGCTAGTTGCAAGTACACCCTCTTCTCTTTGCTCAACCTCGTCGATTGAGTAGCCAAACGAAATACCGCGCAAAATGCCGTCTTTAACGTCATCTAAGTACTGTTTGGCGAAATCAGAGCGCGAGAAACGAATTTTTGCATAAGCACGCTTCTTGTCCTCATCCAGATAAGCCCGCTCAACAACACCCAAAACTTTGTCTGGGTTGTGGTTGAAAAGGAACGGTGCGCCGTCATTGAGACGCATAAAATTCGGGGCTTTGCTGTCGTGGCTCAGCACTTCGGTGCCAAAGTACCGCGAAACCGGATACTCGGAGCTGAAAGGAAACTCAAAAGTCCGCTCGTCAATAGTGCGGATTTCGGTTGCCTCGGTGCGGTGCATACGCTCGCCGACAACGGAACGCTTCTCTTCAGGCTCTTCAGCCCGAATGTCCGCAATTTTTGTCAGCGTGCTGAACTTGTGTCCAGCAAAGATGTCGGTCTCTTCGCCGTCGCGATAAATCGCGATCAACGCAGCCGGATCTTCCGCCGTGCCAGTGATTTCAAAGGTGCTGCCCGGAACGTCGATCTTGCCATCGCGTTCAATTCGGGTGATCTTGCCCCGTGCTCGACCTCCTGGAGAGTTCCAAGAAACGAAGTCGCCAATTTTGAGGGCGTCGGGTGCCGCCCTTTCTTGTTCCTGCTCCATAGAAGTCAAGAGTTCTTCCTCATTATTGCTAATAAGTTGTCTACCTTCTCGTGCTTTCTTGATTCGCTTGGATCGAGCGTCTGACCAAGACTTGCCAGCGTCACCACCCCAAGCGGCCCAAGCCACTCTTCCATTGCTGGGATAGCCATCTTCTCCAGGGCTAAATCCCTTGCCCTGCTTGTCCACAAGGTGTCTCGCGAACCAAGCAGACATTTGAACAACAGTATCCGGATTTAGTTCTCTGCCACTCAAGATCTGCGTAGCACGAGTGCGAGCAACATCAGTGCCGCCAGCCTCGCCATCGGCTTTCCAGTCGCGATAACGCTGAGCTTCAGTTCTCATGCCCTCGTTAGGCATGAGGTCAATCTCAACTCCGTTTACGTTTGCCATTTGTCCGCTTGCGGGTGGGCTGTGGCTCGTCTGATTCAAGCAACGACAGCTGCATAGCCTCGTCAGTCAAATCCAAATCCTTGTCTAGTTTGATGCCAGCCTCAGCTGCCATTTGCTGTTCCCGAGCCAACTCATTGACATTGTCGTCAAAATCACCGCCCGAGTAAGCGATGATCTGAGCCTTGGTCATGTATCCAGCCTGCTCAGCCTCCCTGTAAGCCTTGACCTCTTTGAGGGGGTCGACCCAGCTCCAACCACGCGGCATCCAACGCGGGGAAAGATAACGCTCAGGCCGGAGTTCATAGTCAGGGAAATTGCAGTAGCCACTGAGCACTGCAAGATTGAGCCACTCGCGGTACACCCGCATGTGGAAGTTATCGATGAGATACTTTTGAACTACTCGCCAATGTTCACGGTCCTCAAGAAGAGAAAGTCGTGAACTGCTGTAGTTAGTGTCGCTGAAGTCGCGAGACAAGGTCTCATACGAGCAACCAAAGCCGGACGCAAAACGTCTGACTTTGTTTTTGACAAACATCTCGAACTGCTGGTCCGGTGAGTCGATGTCAGGCACAGACACTGTCTCGCCTGGAGACAGATACTTGAAAGTGCCAGGCTCGAACTCGCTGATCCGTTGACTGTTCTCTACGTCGTCAGCAATTAGCTCGCCTTCGTTATTGCTGATGAAGCCCATAATGCTCGCGCCAGCACGAGCACGAATGACTGCTGCTTCTTCGTAGCCCTGCAGCTGATGTGCGTCAGCCATCACGCTATGGAACCACGGCACACCCCTGTTCTGGCCAGGACGATCCGGCATAAACAGGTGAATAACATCATCCGCAGGCAGGAAAACATGCTTCCTGTCAGGCACAGGATTGCCTTGGAAAAAAGTGTCGCCAGGATGGCGGGTCAGGATTGCATAGCGAACAGGGCGACCCCACTCATCAACCTCAACACCATTGCGCCATTCATTGCCCTTCTTTTGAGTAGCGCCTTGATAAGACTCATCAAGCAGATCACTTTCAATCATCTGCAGCGCCAAAGGCACTTTTGACTCTCCAAAAGCACGCCTAACGATGCGGAACATCGCCTCGCCTGACTCACACATTGCACCAGCTGCAAGCCACTCAAAATCGTGGAAGCTGTACCGGCCTGAGCAGTCGCAAGCATTGGGACGGGTCCAATAGGACCACTTCATCTCAATCTCGTTGTTAATACGGTTGTCTCGCTTACTTCCACGCAACTGCAATACCTGCGATTGCAGCTTGATGCCGGTGCCGATCACATTGATCTGAGTTGTCCTTTTGGCCTGCCTTGCGTACGGATTGTTCCGCACCATCTCACGGGAACGATCCCGCAGGCGCCGCAAGTTACCTTTGATCTCTGCGTCAGCACTAGCCTGCGTCGACATCCAGTCGTTCGTCAGGCGCGAAACCAATGCGCCGCTGTAACCACGACGGAAGGATCTTGGGTTGGACTTGCCAAAGCCCAAGAAACTCATGATGCTCGTGCGAATACCCATGATCAGTTGAACCTCACGAACATGTTGCGCGGATTGCCAAGGCCATTGGCCATCAGCTCAGCTTGTTCTTCACGCTTGACTTCAGCCTTCAATCGCCCTTCAAGCTGAATCAAGTCAGCAAGTTCGTAACGCTTGAGATTACGGTTGCCAATCTTGTATTCCTGTACAGCTCCACCAGCGATCAGTGTTCTAATCGCAGTTTGTACAGCCTCTAAGTCTTTCTTGACCTGAGTTCGACCATCAAACGCTCCAGGAGTGCCGGCATACTCAAGCGCGGCCTCGACAGTCAGCGAGCCGTAGCCAAGAGTAATTTTTTCACTGCCTTTGGTCGCAATCGCTTGCCAATACCAAGTGCCGGCGTCAAAGCCAGCACTATCTGAAGCTGAAATTGTGAACTCCCAGCCAGTGGAGTAAACACTGCCTGTTGAAGTATGCCCTTCGGACGCTGTATTCGTCCTCAGGTAATACTTCAAAGTCCATTCGTCTGACTTGATGTCATTGCCGAAAACATCGGTCGTGGAGTCATCCCTCCACTTCACGGTGTCGCCAGCCCGGATCTCGCTTGGGATGTTCACGGGGCTACCAGCGTTGAACGAAATTACGGCGATTAGGCCGTTTTTGCTGCTTTGATCCTAGCTGAGGTGGCTTATTAGGCTCATTACGGCGCTCAAACTGCTCCCAAATGCTCCGTCGGTCATATTTCTGATAAAGCCGGTGCAAAGCGGCATAGGCGTAGACCATTTCGTCCAATGCCTCGTTTGGACTCTGGCTTTTCTTCACCCAAACACGCTCAGGGAAGCCATTCCTGTACCTAAGTACTTGACGTTCAGCAGTTAGCTCCGCGAAGTAGTCAGGACCAACAGTTGGATAGAAATGCAGATAGCCAGGGCCAGGGTCGTTGTGTTTGAGCCGTCCAAACAACAGTGACTTCACCCCGTCAACACCAACAGGGAACAATTGAGCGCCATTTTTCATCGCTCGACCCTTGAAGTTGATATCAACCTTGCTTGCCTTGCCCA